ATTTGCAATCTTTTCAAGAATAGCACACTGAAATTCAGGGACAGTTCTACCATCCACAATATATTCACGAGCTAATTCTTTTTCATTATGTTCAGCACCATAAGCTTCAATTTCTTTGATGCGGTTCAATTCTCTTTTTTGAATATCTGCTTCGATTTTTGCAACATCGACAACAGGTTCATTAGTTATTTCTGTTTCCATTTTGTCAATCCTTTCGGTTATGGAAGTCTTAAATTCTGATTCTGATGATCTTCCAATTCCTACCGTTTGGTCGGCTCCGATACTGACAATAGAAACTTCGAAAGGTTCCCAATCAGTTGCACGAAATAGATTATCATCAGAGTTATTATCTTTTTCCATTTCATGTATTTTGTATCCGACACTTACTTGACTTCTAATTCCGTCTTTAACGTCTTCAAAAATCTCATTTGCGACTGTTGATCTGCCAAACCTAACAATTGCTCGTCCGATTTTATCTGAATCAATATTTGCCCGTTCTACAACACCGATTACGGGCTCTGTTTGATGATTAACCAATAAAGGTGCTTTATTGTTAAGCCTGCCAAGCCTAACGCTTTCACCTGTATGGTTAAGCACTTCAATACCAAATGATCTTTCAACTGGTGCTTCTGAAGAAAATGCTAAAGTAACTGAACGAGATTCTTCATCAATTGAGGATCTATCTACATTGAATGTTCTGTAAAATTTTTCTTTAGTTACAATATCAGTCCGTTCTTCATCCTCTTCTTTGAATGAATTCTCTTCGGTACTGATTTCTTCAGTTTCCTCTTCAGTTTCTTCGTCTGATTCCCTTTTGATTTTTTCAAATTCAATGACATAGGAATCTTCAGTTTCTTTTATTTCTTTAATTGACCGTGTATCAAGTTGTTTCATTGCTACCTTTCATCATCTTCTACTTCAATTTTTTCAGTGGTCTCATTTGCTGAGGGTAAGGATATTCCTAAAGATTCTGCAAGTTCTTTTTCACGTTTAATCTGTTCAAAAATTTCGACCAAATCTTTCCCTTTACTAGATGCGATTTCACTTAATGATTCAACACCCATTTCAACTGCTACTTTATGAGCATTTATTTCTTTTAGTGGATCAACATACGACCAACCTCTTGGAACCCAAGACACTTCTTCAAACTTTTCTATTTTCTGCATTGGTAATGGTAATTTTCCTGATGCAATTGCCATTCGTAACCAATTTTTGAAAACAGGTTTACAGAAATGCTCGATCATAAAATTCTGAAGAGTTTGCCAAACAATTCTTTCCTCCATTACTCCTGCCCTGATTGAACTGAAATTGACAGATTCTAAATCAGAACTGATTGCGTTATATGAAACACCAAGTCCTGAAGAAATGCTTCTTAGGATCGATTTAACAAACGTAGGGAACGCATTGGTCGGATGATTTGGTGTGAACGGTGTGAATTCAACTCCATCAGGTAATTGTTGAAAGGTTCCTGGTTGAAATTCCTGAATTAAATTACCATCAGGATCTTTGTCGGTGCCTGTATATCCTTGAGCATCAGGTGAAGTAAAGAAACCCATTGAACTTGAACCAATTCGTGATGCAACTAATTCTGATTCATGATACTGGTGAAGCATTTCCAAACCACGCAATGCAGTATTCATCCAAGGAATTCCTCTTGACTGACCAGGCCTTTCCATCATGTAAACATGGATGATCTCATCAACAGGAACTCGTTCTGCTTCGCCTACGAAATTGGAATTTCCATTTTCAGGTGCATGAGTTAACTGATAATACGCTAATGGTTCTCCGAAACTGTTTTGTTCGATGCTCATTCGGATAACTCGTTTATCATCCAGAACATAGTTCCGTCTCAAATCAAACCAATCTCCTTCCATTACAAATAAGCTGAAAGAAAAAGGATTATCAGCTGAACGGATCATGCGTATAAAACATTCACCATCACGAGCAAGGGTTTCAACTACGATTCGTTGCATATCCCGCCAGTTCAATCTTCGATCAGCAGAACAAAATCGTTTTTCTGCTCCCCATTCTTTCCATGCAGATTCGATTAAACGAATATCATTTGTATCGAATGAACCATCATCTTGTTTTGCTTTTGATTGCAGGATTATTCCATCAGATCCAATCACGTTTGATTTGACCATGCTTAGAAATTTACGTGCGTAAACATCATCATTACAAACTTGCCGAACACGGTTCCGCATCGTTTGGAGGTTATTAATTAATTCTTTATCAGCCGATAAATCAGTTCCCCTCCAACCGTAGAAAAGATTGTCGTATTTAGCTGATGCAAAATTCCGAAAATTGAATGCCCTGCTTTTAGATTCAGGTTTTTTCTTCTTAAATAAATCAGTAATTTTCATGTCGGAAGTCTGGAATGGATGGTGTTGGTAGTCCCTAATCCATCTCTGATTCGGGATTCGTTGACCTCCTTCATCCATCGGGCTTTATAAATGCCTTCAAAATTAATTAAATCTTCAATAGACATTCTTGAAAGTGATCGGCCTGCAATTGAATAACTCATCTGATCCTGTGATGCTCGTCCCTCAATAACTGCGACCACGGCATCATAGACTTTTTTACTTGATGATCGTGGATCTGTAGTTGCTGATGCCAGATTCTCAATAATTTCCCACTGACCATGATCAACACGGACACGTTCAGAATCAGAATCTTTTGTGATGTATGCATCCCAATGATAAATCCCTACTGTGTAGGATGCAGTTGTGGATTGACCGACTTCAATTAAGTAATCGGCTCCTGATGCTGATGCACTAATCGTAATTAAAGTTGAACCAGAAGCTTCTAATCTGGCTTTGTAGGAAAGTGAATAGGACGAATTGGAATAATCAGAATTTAAATCTGATCTTTTCCATGCCAAATAGTCACCTGCTACAATTGGGTGACCATAGGTTTCAAGGGTAGGTTCTAAAGTACGGTAATTAGTCGAATCAAATAAATTAGCCATATCGTCGGTTCCTTACGGAACTGACCCAGCCTTGCTTGTTATTTCTTCGATTTGGTTTTTTATCTTTTATAGGTGAATCAGTGTCCTTCAATTTTTCAGTTAAAACTTCCAAGTTAGGATTCAATGCCACAAAACTGGCAAACGCATAAACACGACAATCAAGTGCTTCATTTCTTCGTCTGGTTTTAACCCATTCTCTTTTGGGAAATCCCTTTGAATATTTCGTAACCACTTTTTCAGCAGTTAACATGAGAAAATATTCCTTTTCATAATTAAATGGGAAGTGCATAAAACCACGGGCTGGTTCTCCTATTTTTAAACGTGAATAAATGACTTCTTTAGCAGTGTCAGTCCCGATTGAAAATAAAAGACCATTTGATCGTGCGATCTTATTTGGTTTACTTATAACTGGTTTACCAATAATCGATGAACCTTTGCAAGCAAAAACTCGTTTAATTTGCCTTGGAGTGCAATAACGATACACGGAGTCTGTATGATGCCCTCCTGAATCAACAAATGCACTTGCTATCGTTAATTTAGTACCACTTGGATGATTAAAACTAATATTAAGTAAATCATCTAATTTATTCCATACTTCTTCATTTCCAGGATCACCGTATATTTCGTCATAAATTAAACTGTATGATTCTTCTCCATTACACCAACCAACAACTTCAACAGCTAATCTATCATCTTGAGTATCTATTCCTGCGGTTATCAAACAAATTTTTTCGGGTAATGGATCTGTAGTATAATCTTCTCGTCTTGCATACAAGTATTCGTACTCCACACCTTCTCCTTGTTCTTCAAAAACTTCACCTAATACTGTATTCGTCCATGTTTTAAGTAAAAATTTATCTTCCTTTGCTTCAAGAAATTCACGCACGCATTCTTCCCATGATTTCCATCCTGCAGGAGAGTACAAACAGTTCAGATGAAACCCTGCATTTTTAGGATTCGTGGTTGTGTTCGTTGCGATCCACCGTCCATTAGCAAGCATTTCTCCTTTATGATGTTCAGGGATTAACTCATGGCAGGATTCACACTCGTACTTTGCAGTTTCAGGTAAATGGTTTCCATCATCATCTTTATCCCAAATAATTCCTGACCATTTTAAAAATTGTTCTGCATTACAATGCGGGCATGGAACAAAGTATCTACGTGCATCACTTTGATTGTACTCACGTTCGATTCTGGAAATGCCTTTGATTGTTGGTGTTGATATTTGGAAAATCTTTTTCCTGCTGAAAGTAGATGTTCTCTTGATTGCCAAAGATATAGGATCACCTTCACCATTTACATCGAAAGGATAAGCATCAACTTCGTCCAACATCAAATAACGACACGGCATGGATCTCAAGCCAACGGCAGAATTTGCTCCTGTCGCAACAATGATTCCACCCTTGAATTCTTTTACGAGTTGAGTATTCCCTGAATCACGAGATTTT